TGGCATGTTACTGCCTGTGATATAAACATCATCACCAATGACATCCATGCCAGTTGCCTGAACAAAAGTACCTTGGCCCACTACACCATGGGGTGGATGCAGCTGTAGCTATTTTGAGTGGACCTAATCTCTGGTCTCTTGATGAAGCAAGTTTGGCTATTAACTGGGAATTACTATGAGCAAAATAATGAAGACAATACGTAAGGCCCCTGAATTGGTCATGTCAGTTTTACAGATTGGCAAGTGTGATTCTGATCTACAGGCACAGCGCCTTGAAGTATGTGCTGCCTGCCCAAGCGATCTAGCCAAGCCTTGCTGGCCTGGGGCTAAGAAGCATTGTTGTGGTGGCATGATGAAAGCCGTAACAGCAGGCACTGCTTGTGGGTGTGTACTGAAACGTCTGGCCAGCCGTCGGCGCAACCTGTGCCCCAAAGGCCATTGGGAAGCGTGAAAAGAGGGGCATTACAGCCTATCTTGATGGGTGCCCTTAGCGTCGATCTGAGAGCCTTACAGAGCAAATATCCTAAACATCTGAAGCACAAGCATTTACAGCTAATGTGTCATTTAAGGATCACAGAATTGCACTTATGTGTCATTATATGTAAGCTGCTGGGATGATTAAAAAGACATTCAAAACAATCAGAATTTCAGAGCACGACCATGAGCGATTGAAAGAGCTTAAAGAAGAAGAGTACACCCCCATCTGCCAGCTGATCAAAATTATGATTGATCAGTACATCCAGAAAAAACATGAAGAAGATTAAACCCAATGCGCTTGGCGACTCATGAAAATCAAAGCGAGAAAAAGAAAGGCTCTAGCTCATCAGGTCACAGCACTTGAATGGGCCAACCAGCGTAAGTGTATCGGTCTCTTCATGAGAATGAGACTGGGCAAAACGCTGGTGGCTATACGCTGGGCGCAAAACAAACAACCAAAGAAAGGCTTAGTGATTACTCCACTCACTGTTGTATCTGAGTGGCAGAAAGAGTTGGAATTTGAACACATTTACAACAGCAAGACACTGCATGGTAAAAGGGAAGACTGGCAAGGCAAGCTTGATGGACCCAGTGTGTGGTACTTAACCAACTATGGGTGTGTACAAGCTAACCCAAGTCTGCTTGATCATGAATGGGATTTTATCATCCTTGATGAATCCACAATAATCAGAAAGCCCACAGCAGGTATTACCAAGCTCATCAACAAAGAAACTTACCACATACCTAATCGAGCAGCACTGACTGGGATGCCTAACCCAGAAAGTATGCTTGATCTATTTGAGCAGATGTGCTTTCTCAATGGGTCATTTCTGGGGCACACAAATTATTATGAGTTTAGGGATGAGCACTTTAACAATGTGCATTATGGCTGGCACCTTAAAAGAAAATCAAACCCAATCATAACTGGTGAAATGCACAAGCATTCTTTCATTCTCACCAGAAAAGATGTAGGCATTGGGTCAACCCCAGTGCATCAAGTGCGGTGGGTTAAGCTGCCAGACAAGATCAGAGTCAAGTATGATGAGCTTGAAAAAACCTGGGCCATTGGTGATCTTGAGACAGCCCATGCTTTTGTAAAGCGTTTGTGGCTTGGGCAAATTGCTGGTGGGTTTGCTTTCCCAGAGATAACGCACCATGCAAAAAGTAATGAGCTTAAGTATCTGCTTGAGGGTGAGCTTAGAAGAGAGCAAGTGATTGTTTGGTTTAGGTCAAATCTTGAATTGCTAGGCTGTCAAAAGATTCTGAGCAAAGCAAATATCAGCAACACTGTGATACATGGTAAGGTGAAAGTCAAAGAGAGAAAGCACAGGCTTGAGCGATTTAGAAAAGGGAAGTATAGAATTTTTTTGGCTCAGGCTAAATGTGCTGGTATTGGTCTTGATTGCTCCAATGCAGATACCATGATTTACTTCAGTAGGTGGGATGATGGAGAAATCAATATGCAAAGCCAAGAGCGTTTCATACATCCCAAGTTTAAGAATGCCAAGCTGATCATTGATCTTGCCTGCAAAGATACAGTGAATGTTGATGTAATTACTGCAGTTAAATCAAAGCAATTTCAACAAGGCATGCTGGGTAATCAACTCTTCAAAAGTTTGATTGTTGACAACTGGAAAGAAAGGCTGGCAGTATGAGCAAGAGCAAACCGATAAAACAACTAGCAATGATCTGCACAAAACCAGTGGTGGGTATTGTAGAAGGGTTTGGTGTGGGTATGTCTTTTGAAGTAAGAATGTTAGTGGGTAGAGCAGCCATCGTGTTTGATATGGAGAATACTGAAGAATTTATTTTGACTAATCACATTGCAAACAGTGATGACTTACTTGGTAAACCTTGTGTTGTTGAGTCTGGTGGTTTAGGTTGTATGGTGAAATTTATTAAGTTACTTGAGGTTGTATCATGAGTTTGATTATTACAATTGATCCTGGGATTGATGCACTTGGCTGGGCTGTGTGGGATGATTACAACAGCAGTTTTTTCCATAAGCTTAAGGCACCTATTGATAGTGGTGTCTGTCGCACAGACAAAAAGCTACCATGGCTTGCAAAAACTAATGACATGGCTTTTGAAGTGAGTGAGCTTTTTAATCGTCACAATAAATACTGCCATCAAGTGGCTTGTGAAATGCCCAAGTACATGGAGTCTGCTAAAGGCAGGGTGGCTGCTCGATCTGATGCATTGGTTAAGTTAGTCTTCATGGTTGGGCGAATTGCCCAGTTAGCAGAATTGAATGGGATACAGTTTATCCCAGTTGCAGTTGGTGAGTGGAATGGCCAGCTGCCTAAAAAAATAATGAAAGCAAGGGTTACCAAAAGACTGGGCATCAGATACAGAGAGCATGAGTATGATGCAGTGGGTATTGGTCTGCATCTTAAAGGCTTCTTTCCAAACTTACCTAAGAAGAAAAAGAAAGGGAAAAAACTAAATGGGTAAAGGCACATTATTTTGTAGCACACCAGCAAAAGTTAAGAATGCTTTACTAGTCGTTAAAGATTACTTAAAGGATTTTGAGAATGAACCACAAATGCTGGTTGTGTTTGATAACAAAAACGAAAATGGTGTATTAGTAAGTAAAACATTAACAGTCACAGTGGGAAGGATTGGGTAAGACAATGGCTAAGAAGAAAAAGAAAAAAGTATTTAACAGCAAGCGAACAAAGCAGGGCAAACAATCTGAAGCAGCAAAAATGCTTGAGATTACCAAAGCTATGGTGAATGAAACAGTGAGGGCTATGGTGCCCATATATGTTTGGCTTTCAATCTGGCAAATGCAGACTGAGGGCATTGACCCTGAGCCTGGGTATTACACTGAAATCACTAAGGTATCAGCTAAGCTGGTTGAAAAGAAATTGACTAGCCAAATCAAAGAGGGTGAAACCTATATCCAAAATGAAATTGCTGGTATTGCTGCTCATTGTTTTGAATCTGTGATCATGGATGTGCATAAAACTATCTGCACAAAAAAGGCTGAAAGACTTAAAAAAGCCAAAGATGGTATTGCATAAAATCAAATGAGTATGTAAGGTATTCAACTTCAAACATAACAGGGCTGGCGTAACATGAAAATCAAACGTAAGCAAAAGGGTCACAGCTATACCTATGATCCTTTCAAAGATGGTATCACTCAATCAGCACTAGGACTTTGGCTTGACTGCAAAGAGCAATTCAGGCTCAAGTATGTTGAGGGTTGGTCAAAGCAAGGTGAACCAATCAGCCTGCATTATGGTAGTGCGTCACACTACATTTTAAGCCAAGCTCATGCTCACCCTAAAAAGCCTGGGCCAAAGTGGCTTAAGCGATCCATCAAAAAGTATGATGCTCTCTGGCGAAAAGAACAAAGCCAGCTTATACCCCAAAAATTACTTGATCAGCATGAGCTTGTGAAGGGCTTACTTGAATGCACTATGCCTGCTTACTTCAGAAGAGCAGATAGCCCTAAGCTAAAAAACTACAATGACTTTAAGACTAAGAATTGGTTGGGTCTTGAACAAAAGTTTAGGATGCCTTTTGGGTTTAGGGGTGTTGCTGGTCACAACATTTCTTTGCGTGGTATGCTTGATGGTGTGTTCACTCAAGGCCCAGCCATTTGGTTACTTGAGACAAAGAATCTTAGCCGAATCGCTGAAGATGATATACAGGCTACACTGGGTTGCAGCTTGCAGAATATGTTTTACATGACTGTGCTGACTCTCAAGTATCCTGATAAACCAATTGGGGGCATTCTTTACAATGTGCTGCGCCGACCTGGGCAAAGGCGCGGAGTGAAAGAAACTATGCCTGCATTTCTTCAACGTATTAAAGACGATATTAAGAAGAGACCCAACCACTACTTTATGAGATATCGTCTTGCCATTACCAAAGCAGAGATTGATGAATGGGCTAACACTACACTCAGGCCAATGCTTTTTCAGTTTCTTGATTGGTGGTCTGAAGGTGCTGGCGATAGCCCCCAGCACTTCATGAATCCCAATGCACTCATCACCAAGTATGGTAGGGCTGAAATGTTTAGCCCAATTGTTGATGGTAACTATGGTGGCTTCCATCGTCGTAAGCATGTGTTTGTTGAGTTGGAGTCTGCAATATAGAAAGGCATTGATCCATGGCAAAGAGTAAAGACAAGATCAGTTTACCCACAAAAAAATCAAAGCGATCTGATGAGCTAAATGATTACTTAGTATTGCTGCATGGTGAAAAGAAAATTGGTAAGACTACTCTTGCACTGCAGGATGAAGAAGCATTTTTGCTCACCTTTGATCCACCCCAGAAAGCAATTCAGGGTTACCAAAGGCATGTGGCTAGCTGGGTGCAATTCACTAAATATATTCAATTGCTTCTAAAGAAGAAAAATAATTTGCCTTACACAAGGATTGTGATTGATGGTGTTGATATTGCTCACAGACTCTGCCAAGAATTTGTCTGTGCCAAACGAAGCATTGAGCATCCAAAGGATGATGGCTATGGTGCTGGTTGGGATGCATTAAAGAGTGAATTTGCAAAATGGTTTGATAAGATCATGAGTCTTAAATGTGGTGTGTGGTTTATCTGTCACAGCAAATGGTCTGAAGTTGAAACGCGCGATGGTCGTAAGATCAGTAAGCTTATACCACTACTCAAGAGTAGTGCTGAAGAAATGATTGTTGGTAAAGTTGATGTGTGGGCATCCTATGATTATGTAGGTGATGAGCGAGCCTTGATCATCCTGGGTGATGAGCGCACAGGTGCTGGCCATAGGATAGACCATAGATTCAGAACGCCAGAAGGTAAGAGGGTGCGTGAAATTCCAATGGGCAACACAGCGAAAGAAGCTCATAAGAATTTGATGCACGCTTTCAACAATAAACAAACCATCACCAAGCTTAAAAGAAAGGGAAAAAAGAAAAGGAAAAACAGATTAAGACGTAAGAAATAATCAATACACTTTTTTTTTTTTGAATCCTGAAAGGATATCTAGCAATGGCTAAGAAAAAAGGCAAGAAGGGCAAGAGCAAGAAGAGCAAGAAGAACAAAGGCAAGAAGGGCAAGAAGGGCAGTAAGAGTAGTGGTAAGCTGTCAAAAAATGCATTTTCTAAATCACGTAAGAAAGCAGCTGATGCACGTAAGAGCAGATTTGAAAATGCCCCAGTGGGCCAGCATATTTGTAAGGTGACTGGCTACAGCCAAGGCACAGGCAAGGGTGGTGAGTATGTCAACATAGCCTTTACCATTGTTGATGGTGAACACCAAGACAAGAAATTCAGCAAGTATTATGAGTTATCTGAAGAGCGCTTAAGCTTCTTGCTTGGTGACCTGCAGGTATTTGGTTTTGAAATTGAAGACATCAACAGTGTCAAGGATGTGATAGCAGCCCTTGAAGAGTTGAAAGAAGACAGGCCACTCTGCAAGATCAGAGTAAGTGAGAATGGTGAGTACACCAACACTTACATCAACAAAGTCTTCA